ATCGCCTGTTAAATCTGACCAAAACGGCATATTGATTAACTTACCGCCTGCTTGAGCTAATCGGTTTAATTCATCATTGGTTGATACAATGCCACCCATGTAAAACGCGGCTAATTCCGCTGTCTTTTCGACCACGTACGGATTAAAGACGCCCGGTACGACAACGTCTGAAATTTGTGTTTTTGCCATTAGTATTTACCTCTGTTGATTGGCTAATGCTTTTAGTTGTTCAGCTTTAGCGGGGTTATCTCTTAGGATTTCCGCTTGCTTTGTTAAGTTAAAATGCTCACCCTTTTGGAAAGGGTTTGCTGTACCGGCCCCGCCGTTTTGATTGCTACCGTTAGCCCCGCCTCCGGCTGCTTTGCTACCAACAATCAACGGTGCAAAAGCCGGATTATTGATATATTCATTCTTTAATTCATCGAGTGTTAAAGCAGAAGGTTTGCCATCTTTGCTTTTAACAACTGTCTTGATTTCACCATCTTTAATCTCCATTGATAAGCGCGGCAAGATGCTATGCTCTAGCACCTCTGCACTGCCTTGCACGGCTAATTCAGACGCTATTGCAATGGCTTGCGCTCTAATCGTTTGGTTTTCTAAAAGACGGGTAAGGCTTGAGACCTTTGTTTCATTATCTTGCGCTAGCGTGTCTAGCTTTTCTTGCCAGCTTTGATTTAACGCATCAATATCACCTGATTCTCTGGCGCGTTTTTCTTCTTCATCACGGCGTTTCTTTTGCTCGCTTTTCTTTTCGCTTAAAAGCTGCTCATTTTTAGCTTCCATACGAGCAATACGGTCTTCAAATTCCGCTGTTTTATCTTCTGGCATACCATCAATAGACAAGACGTATTTTCCGTCTTTTTCTTGGTATAGCGCCTTTTGGTTTTCATCTAACCCATCAAGTGAGTCTAATTGATACTTTAATGTCATTTTGTCCCCCGGAGACAGTTTGCGATCCCAGATCGCAGGCATAAAAAAACCAGCGCTAAGGCTGGTTATAAGTTATTTGTTTAAATCTTAGAAAAAGCCAACGGCTCTTTGCGCTTCATTTCTTCAAGCGTCATTGGCGTGAAGTTTCTATGTAGGTTTAAGGCGGCGAATCGTTCAGCACTTAATCCACCCTCACGGAATAACTTTGCTCTTGTTTTACCTAAAACTTCATCCTGAAACTCGCTAGACTGCGTCTTTAGCCATTCGTAGTAAGTTTGATTGGAATTTACAGGGCCATCTTTAGAGGCTCGTTGTGCGCCTTCTTTTAGAAAGTTAAAACGCTCATCTAACTCAGCAACCGTTGTTGATCTACATCTAATATGTATTGGCGGTTTAGGGCCTTTGCCTAACTTAAATACTTGACCATCCAAAGACCTGCACTGCGTACTGGTGCGACCATCGAGTGTCGACACCCATTTATAGCCTTTAACAACTGCCTTGTTTTCTTGCCACGTTTCAAATCGAGCAACAGACGAAACGTGTTGCACTGCTGTTCTAACGATTGCCTCTGCATTTCGACTTGTTGTCGCTAAGATGCCATCAGCGTACTTATTCGCTCTTGTGCCGCGTATTGCCTGTATGATTTGAAAGTTGGTTTGACCTTCAAATACACCTTGTCTAATAGCACCAATAATGCGCGTCTTTTCACCAGTAGACCAGTCAGTAATAAACGGTTCTAGTAGCTTGCCGCCACCGGCACCACGCACAGACAATGGCGCACTAAATACAGCAGCTCGAACCTGACTAGATGCAGGCACAACACTTTCAAATGACTCTAAAGCATCATCAATGCTTGCAGCTTCAAAACCAGCTTCGTACTCAGCTAAATCAGACAGGCCACCGTCTAACTCTTGTTGGAACTCACCAAACACACCAGATAACGCACCTTCAACCTCAACAAGCAGCCTTTCTAGCCGTGCGCGTGAAAAGTTAGTTAGATCATCATTAAGCAATCGTTCTTTTAAATCTGAGTCAATCTGCTTTAAAAACTTGGTAAATCTGTTAACTTCGCCAGATTTTAACCGCTCTAGTAAAACTTGGTGTCTTACGGTGGTTTGAATTAGCGCCTCACTGGTTGCCATCTAGGTTTAACCCTGCTGTGGCTGCGTCTAATTCCTCTTTAATTTCTTCATCTGTTTTCTCTGGATTAATTACACCTTTCTTGCGTAAATTCATCCATAAATCAGTCTCAGGTATTGAGCCAGACTGCCATGCACCAACCAAT